CGACCGTGTAGAACACAAGATCGCGAGCCACCAACTCGACTTGTCGCCAAGTCGGTTCCGACTCGTTGATTGTCTGTCCTTCCGGTTGCCACGATGCGGCAATACCGCCGAAGAAACTAGACGTTCCGGTAGTCGGAGTACCGGACTGGTCAAGAGCCGGAATGAGCATCGACCGCGATTGCATCGGGATAACGGTGCACATGCTACGGACAAAAGCATCTTCAGCAATAAGCCGGAGAAGTTCCCCGTAGAATTGAACCGGTACGGTATAACCGCCGGTGCTGCCCGATCCTTCGGCAAGAGCAGTCTTGTTAACGACTCGAGCTCCCATTGACTGCAACGCTTTTTCGGCTGCTGCACGTCCGCTTCCCGTACCGGAAGCCTCAGCCAAGTTCACGAGGAACCGGCCCATACCGCAAGCCTTACGCTTGGCGCTACCGATATGAAGCAAGTTGAGCGTATCACCTTCACCGATAACGACAGGGTTGGCGCCCCCTCGGCCATCGGTCAAGGCTTTACGGATCAACTCCGTAGCGTCACTACGTTGGTTACCCAACGTCGTAACGGTCTTTTCGACAGCCTCAATTCTTGCCGACGTTTTTTGGACTACGGCAAGTAGTTCTTCAAGTTTACTCATTACTTTCCCCTAAATTAAGAGAGTCCCGTAGCCCTAAACAACGCCGACTTCAGCCGGCCTTCACCGTCTTCAAGTTCTTTAATGGCAAGTTCTAGCTTTTCTTCGTCCTCATCCGTAAGGGGTTCTTCGACAACCTTGTCTTGATCCGGAGTGAGTTCCTTTGCTTTTGTTGAATGCCATTTTAACGCAGCTGAAACATGGGAGGGGATACCCGCAGCGTCAGCAGTTTCGTCGAGAAACTTAGTAAGTTCTTCGAGCTGTGATCGCTCGTTTTTACTGAGCTTCTTTGGGCGACGACGGCTCGCGAACGCTTGCGCAGCTTCGTCATTCTCCTTCATAAAGCGTTCGGCATCTTCTTTAGAATTATGCCATCCGCCCACTTGTCGATTATCCCAGGTATCGAAAATGGCCCACTTACCGCCGACCTGTCGAATCTGCTGGGCTTTTTCAATACCGTCATCCGCCGAATAACTAACCATTGAGTGGTTGGCTTCTAGCTCATAAGACCGAGCTTTCCAAGCGTCGGGGAATGGGCCGGCGATGGGCTTATTGTTCTGATCAACCACGTAGTACTTACCGCTTTGCGATTGGACTACACGGTATTTATTACCGCTTTTTTCGATGCCATCGTCAGCCGAGTAGCTAACCATGGAGTGGTTAGCTTCCAGGGCGTAAGACCGAGCTTTCCATAGGTCGGGAAACGGACCAGCAATTGGCTTGTTGTTGCGGTCGACTACGTAGTACTTTCCGCTTTGAGATTGAACCGGACGGTACTCATCTCCGCCCTTAGCCTTTTCCGGCTCTAGCGTTTCTTCGGTCCATTCATCACCATCGGGTTCCGTGTCGCTCACCTGGATATCATCAAGACCGCGTTCCTCAAGATACTGCTTGAGAGCGTTCCCAACCGGTCCGTCTTCGGACTTGAGCCAAGCACGATTCTTGCAAGTCCAAATTTTACGTTTCATCGGTAAACCTTTCAACTTAAGTTTGATTGCATCGGGGTTCGACCCGACAGGGCAAACGCTCCATTCGAGCAGTTTCCATTTACTGTAATGTTTCCCGCCGACAGCATTAACTGTAGGTTCACCTAGAGGCATGAACGAGATGGAACAACCCCGTAGCGTACCCTCTTTCACCATGTCGAAAACAAGTTGTCCCTTAGGATTCGCTGATGAGAAGTAGGCCCGACCGAACAAGGCCGGTTTACCATCATGTTCACCTTCCCAAATCGCAAGCTTACCGTCCGGTTCGGCTGAAATGCCGATAGGAAGATCATCTGTATTGTGGTTAAAGATTACTACCGGATTCTTACGGTAGTCTTCAAAGTCCCCGCCATGTGGGTCGACCGTTTCCCCATCACGGTCTAACGCCCCGGTAGACAGGATGAAAACCGCTGATCGGTTTGAGTCATTAATTTCATGTAGTCTACCGACTGTCTTCATTGTACCACCTATTAAAAAGTACGGCAATAGCCGACCCTCTCCCCTATGAAAATCAAGCTACCGCCGTACCGTTACTTACCGCCGAAACCGACGTACGTTAATCTGAATAGCTGCCGCCGGGATAAACGTACGTGCACGATGGGCGGGGACAAACGCGGCGGTATGGGCCGGAACAAACGCAACCGGGGGCGGAACATACGCGGGAGCGAGCGTAGCAAGCTGAACCGGAGCGAGCTGGACCGGAGCAACCGGAACTGCGGCGACCGGAACGGCGCACTGACCAGTAGCATAACAAGTACTGGCAAACGCCAGCAGAATCAAACTAAGAGACATCTTCATTTGACTACCTCAATAACCGGTGGGGGTACTAACGAAAAATCGTAGTAATCCCAAGGCCAGTTCCACAGTAATAGAAACAACGCAATCATACTTGTTCCGTAACAACGCCGACAACCGTAGGCGGTTCCGGCGGGGTTGCGTCCATGGCAACAAAATCATGTCGAGGCCCGATTGACTTGTTACCAGCCATGTCGTACCATGACGCTTGGACCCAGACAGTGTCATTGTGGTTGAGGTTCTCAACCGCATAAGTACTAACGGCACCGGGACTGCCGACGGTACCCCGATGAGTACCGTTAACCCATACGTCGATTTCACTGCGGTCAATCGGTTCGTTTGGGGTGTTAAAAGTAACGGTAGATTTAAGCACGGTTACTCCTTCTTTTGTTTAAGTAGTTCCAACATCAACTTTTGGTTATCTGCAAGCTGCTGAAGAATCGTCTTTAGTTCCGACAGGTCGGGGGCGGTTTGTTGCTGCGGCTGCGGAGTCTGCGTAGCGGGGTACACCGCGGCGGGAGCGATATACAGCGGGAAGTATTGAGCTACCGGGATAAACGTCTGTTGTTGAGCCGGGGGACAGTACGTCGAATAGGTAGTAACGTACGGGTGAGCGTTAGCAGCTACCGAAGCAAACAGCAAACCGACAATTGAAAAAATTCTCATGGGGTTCTCCTATGGGCAAGTACGGCCATCCTAGCTAGATGGTAGACTTCTTCCCACTGTACAATTCCAATCTTACCGCCGCGAGCTAACGGCTCTAGTACCGTATCCGGTGCGCCAAAACGCGGATCAATTTGTTTTCCGGGTCCCGGGGTCGTAGCAAGAATAGCTTGCTTGAGGCACTCCGGGGTAACCGCTAACGCCTTAGCCGCCCACTCTAGGTCCACTACTGCATGCTCGTAACTATTCCAGTACTCAAGATATTTGCTTAAATACCGTCTGGCCGACCATCCGGTAGCTTCCTTCACGGCTACATCGAACCGCTCCTTATCACGTTTCATCGACAGTTCGATATCCCGTAAGTACTCACGACGAAAAGCAAATTGCTTATCGTACTCAAGAGAACCTACAGTAGGGTCTTTAGAGTAATGTTCCCTAAACCAACCGTCGATTGACTTCAGCCCACTACTAGTATGGCACTCCAAGCAAGTAACATTTATATGAACTTGCTTATCGGTGCTTTTATTATGCGGGCTAGTATTATTCGCAATAAAGCCGGGGGCTACGTCTTGCCGAACTCCTTTACCGTCAGCAAGAAACATGACCCAAAAACCATTAGGTAAATGGGCAAATATCTCCGTAGCGTCAATGTTCTTTTCAACGTCTTTACCGATGATACGTAGGGGGTTCTGCAACCCCCGTGCTTTCTTGAAGTCGAACGAAGACCACTTAGCCCCGCCTAGCGTATTCTCTCGAAGAATACCTCTAGGCTGAAGCGTTACGGTACTAATCGCTACCGCGTCTCGTAATGCTTGCCCGAAGGTATCAGCTAGTTTCCGGTCGAAGCCGACTAGCTTATCGAACTCTTCTAACGTCTTTATCTGTAGTAAGTCGTAGTAGCCGACCGTTCTGTCTTGCTGTACGGCCGTTTGATTAAAAAACCATTCAGCAGTAAGAATCGGTACGTTCGACTTAGTATGGTAGAGGATGTACTCTAGGGCTTTAGCACCGTCTTTAGACTCTACTAAAGCCGGAGCATGGGCTTTTACCTTTTTGCCGTTTTGCGTTATGTCAATATGACAATAGGGGTCGACGTTCGCCAGTTTCTCCAGTAAAGCCGGGTCCCAGCCGTAATGCCGTATGTCAAGCCGAAGTAACTTCCCTTCAATGACGACGGGAACGTAGATATCAGCAACCCGGCTTACGTGGTGAACATGACCCGCGAGTATGCGTGGCTCGTCCGTACCATCTCGAAGGATTAGATACCGGGTAAACGGTTTACTAGCGTCCGGAACGTTCCATGATAAATCGGACCATGCTATTAACGTATGCTCGGGCAAAACCGGAGTTTGCGTTAAAGCAAAGCAAGCGAGTATAAGAACCATCCCTATTCCTCGCGGGCGGTAAATTCCCCCTCAATGATTAACCGCTTAGGTTTCGTTACTACACTATCTTTGGGGTAGATAGTAGCCGCATACGCATGGTCTAGCCTAGTGATATCAGTACCCCCCGGAATCGGCTGTCCATCTTTAGTTATCAACCCTGGCAATTGATAACACATAATAGAAGTCGACTCAACGGGGGCGGCTCTTAGTAGAGCCGATTCGGGGAGCGGAGTTAGCACCTGAGCACGGGTCTGATCCGCCGACCACCCTTGCGTCCTTTGGAAATACGCAATAGTCTTGGCGGGATCTAGACGGTTGACTAACTCCGCTCGCATATGTTCATGGGGAAAGCCAAGAGTGTGCCCGGTTTCATGCCGAACTACTCTTAAGAATTCCGACTCTGGGGTACTGTCGCTAAACCCAGCGAGATTCATTGTCGGCTTATTGCGAGGCACCGATAAGATATCAGTACCTAAATAGCTCCAGTAACCACCGTTGGGCTCAAACGCTATACGTACTTTCGGGTCCGTGCCCGTCATGAAAAACTTTACGTTAGCGTGTTTGCCCCAGGCGTTCATATGTAGCAAGATACGATTAGCAAGAGACATAGTGGGCTGCGTCATAAACGCAACCCCTAGGCTAACACCTTTGTCTCCCCAGTACTTAGAAGCTAATGCTGCTATGTAAGCGGCATTATCCACCGGGGTGTAATTATCCAGGTGTTTAATCGTGCATGGAATCATTGCTTGACAACCGGAGGTAAAGCGTTCCGAAGACCAAATGCCGCAAGACCCGCTAGCAAGTTCTGGATGGCCTGTTCAACTTGGCCCTGACTCAATTGATACACTGATAGGCCGATCAGACCCGCAGCCGCCAGGTAGGTTTTGTAACCGTTTAGCATTGCTCTTTCTCCTTCGGTAACGGCAACGTCGTTTACGTACTGCCTTTAGTATTAGTAGCATAGTGCTGTCTATGGTCGTTAAGTGTCGCTCGAACCTAGGCCATACAATACGGACTAGTAGGATGAGGATTACTAGGAGTATTGTAATTGAGAGTGACTTATCAACTAACCCTAAGGCCTTCTCAATCTCCATAGCTACTCCTATACTAGTTCTACCTTACAGTAACAATGGGGATGAGCCGGTGGAACATATACCGGTACTCCCCCATGATTGCCGAAGGGGGTACCCGGCTCTACCACAATGCCGTTCATGGCTCTACACCACTTACAGGGTTTGCGACCAACTTTCCACCGTAATTTCTTACCTTTACTTCGGCCTACGATGGCAACCCCGGCCGACATCGCGTATCTAGCTTCATATGTCGCAATGCGAACTACTCGGGCTGGGCCGAATACTTCAGGAATATCACGACCTTCTTGAAGCCATTCAGTAGTCGTTTCATTGATAGAAGCCGCCGCGGTAATTGCTCTAGCCTTGGCTTGAGCAAGAAACTGCGGTAGTAGTTCTTCCTTGGCCTTAGCCGAACGAGCCGAGGCTAGATATAAAGCTTCTACTGATTCACGTAAAGCACGGGCTAGCCGAGAGTTCCAATCGCCAAAACGTTCTTTACCGGCTTTTGCTAGCTCGGCTTGAGCTAGCAGAATCTTCCTTACCGCGGAAGCTACTTCGTCAAGACCCTTCATCGTCTAGTGCCTTATTGAAAGCGGTAACTAGCTCGCTGTCGACCGGGCTCTTACCGGTTTGCCACGGCACCGTATTTCCGTTTACGGTTGGGTCATCCCCACCGTGCGGGTATGGCGGTAATCCGCGCAATAGCCGAACTTCATTAACAGTGCGAACCCCAGTAGCCAAGTCGGCAGCTATCTGGCGTTCAGTTAACTCCATGTCGTCTACCACGCGGTCTTCCCAGTAGGCAATGCCGTCATTGCAACCAGGCGTCGGTTTTACGATCTTTTCCGTAATAACTTGACCCATATAGGTCAATTTCGGATTAATCGTAAACCGGCAAAACTGTCGCTGCGGGGCATACGCACTAGTATCATTTACTGGCTCAATACCGACTACACCCTTAGGGACGCCGTATGCAGCCAAGACTATGTCTCTAATCTGTTCTTCAGACTGTATCGTCGCTGCCAACGCGTCTGCCGGTCTATGGCCGTCAATTGCCTTAACCTCAACATCACTTCCCGTGATAAGAGGCATGCCTGAGCGATTTTCGCCTTGAAATTTCGCCATCCAGCGAGCGTAGAATCGGGCCAAAAACGCCTCATCGGGGTCCGCATAGGAATCACCCAACATAACGTGTAAAGCCGGAACTGCCCCATTCTTAAATGTTGCTAGCCGCATGCGAGTAAGCGATTCGTATACATCGATCCATTCGCTAACCGCCTGCGATACGGCATGGCCTTCCCAACGATTTAATGGCGAATGCTCGTAGAAGCTTACTATCTCACTAGCCGGAATCTCCATGCTCATTCCCCAGGGGGATTGAACAAAGTAAGATTTCATCGACCCGTCGCCATCAGTGAGCGGACGAACCCAATGAGTCGGCACCACCCAAATTTCAACTGGTACGTTGAACGTATTTCGAACTACCCACCAGTAAGCAGTACCAGTCAAGGACAAGAACAATGTATGATAAGCCCATAGATCGTAAGCTACGTCAGGCCCATTAGGGTTGCGAAACAGCCGGCATATTGGATGGTCGTGCGCATACGGCTTAAAGTCTTCATGGTCCTGTGGACCGCCTAGGCTTTTGTACTTCTTATGAGTACTAGTACCGTACTTAACCGCACCAAACACTGGCGGCTTACCACCGGCGATTTCATTGACAATGGCTCTAATCGCAACAAACGCCCAGTATCGATAGTGGAGTACTTGTTCCCATCGATACGCTTGGCCGAAATATGCCGCTCCGCCGTACGGAGGCCTAAACGCTGGAGGGGTCTTCAGCGCTACCGCTCGGGAGCTGGGTCCCGAAGTACTAAAAGCCCGGGCTTTGTTAATCGCTTCAAGCATTTAGAACTCAGTAAACTGTCGACATGTTTTGTAAAACACGATGTTAATGGTTGCCCCAGCAGTAGTTTCAATTAGCTTGATTTTAGCTAAGGCAGTTGCATCGAGCGGATAACCGTAAGCTAAAATCCATGGCTGCTGATTTACCGGCATTAAAACCCCGACCGACGTGGTCGGTGCGGTACCGTCAAGGCGATACCGCACCGACTGGCCCTCGGCTTGAATGG